GTAAAAGATTTAAGGTACGTCTGCCTGACTTTAAGTCATAACCACTATTGGTTCGAATGCCACAACGTTCGTAGCCTTCCTCGACAATTTCGTCTATTGCTAGATTGAATGTTGTTGTTCCAGATGTTGCCATAATTCATTATATCAAATCGTCGATGTAGCCTCCGCCACTTTTCATTACGACAGTTTCTCCACCGATGGATTTTTTAGTTGGTTTCTTTTTATCAACTCTCTTTTTATCTTTAAGTTTAAATAAATTCTTCTTACCTGCTTCGTAAGCTCCTGCAGCAATAGCACCTGCCATAACAACTCTACCAATTCCTGTTCTTTTGCCTATTTTTTTCAAAACAGATAAAGCTCTAGCTTTAGTAGATTTATCTTTATAAACAAATTGCAAGTTACTTAATAATCTTGCTGTTTTAGGTGGAAGTGTTGTAGACGTTCCTGATAATGGAGCTTTTTGCATTTTCCCTAAACTTGTTAAATATTTTTTATAATCTTTTGCCTTTTTGAAGCCACCTCTTTCACGATGTTTATATAAATCAACTTTAAGATCAGTTGTTAAAAAACCTGTTTTAGCTTTAATCGGACCACCTTTATTAAATTCTCCATATTTCCATTCTAACCATTCCTTACTAATTCTTTTAGGTCCAGTTCCTCTTGTTGGTTTCTTACCCATTCTTTTTCTTTTACCCTGTCCTGAAATCCGTTTATCTGGTTCATTATGCAGTCTATCCCATTTAGTAGTTCTATCTTCAACAAGTACACTATGTTTAGCTTTAATCATTTTTCCATCTTTAGCTGCGTCCATGCCCTGCATCACATAGTGATCAGTTCCTTTAACAGCTTGTCCTGTTCCCCGTGTGGGAACTTGAATTAGTTTTCCTTCTTGTGCTGCGTCCATACCTTGCATAACATAATGGTCAGTACCTTTGACGGCAGCTCCTGTGCCTCTTGTTTTTTCTCTAATCAGTTGACCTTCCTGGGCTCTGACTAATTTTTGCTTAGATTCTTTTTTCCTTTTTCTTTCGTCTAGCAATCTTTCAATACGTTCTTTTGATGACACTTTTTCCTCCATGTGTTCAATTGGTGTAATATTATGTTGGGGATGTTCAAATTTTTGATACTTTCCTTTTTTAGCTTGAATAGGCTGTGCACTACGACCATATTTGGTTTTAAAATAATCTAATAATCTATCGTCAGGATCTCCCATAATTTTAGCTTGCGAAGAATCAGCTCTAGCAGTACCCCTTTTTCTAAAAACACTTCCAGCCAGTCCTCTAAGCATAGATCCAAAACTTGCTTTCACTGGTGTGCTTCCATGTTCGTCTGTCCATTTTTTAGCCATATCAGGTTTATTTTTCCACATCCATCTTCGTTGTTTTTCCGATTGAAAAGGCATTAGACCATTCCCTTATAATACTTTCTATAAGTTTGATTGGATTGATTATTAGGACCTCCTGCAATAAAGCTGCCGAGATAAGCTTTTTTAACTTTAGCTTTTCCACCTTTTTTAAAACTTTTTGAAATTCCAAAAATAAGACTTTTTTCTTCTCGATCAGGATAAAATTGATTTCCTTCAGATTTACTTTTAGAGCCTGTAACAGTAATTCGAGTTCCACCTTTTGTGGTTGCTCCGGCAGTAAGACTTATATCTTTAGTTTTAGGGGGATTGACATTATAGGCTCCTTCTTCTTTTGTTTCGCCTATAAAACCCTCAAAGCCAATATTAAGCCCTTCGAGTAAACCTTTTTTAAAGGTTTTATCTAATGCTACGTTAACTCCTTTTGTCTTTGCTTTACTTGTATCTGCCATATTGGGGCCCCATTGCCTTCGTTCTCGTTAAGAGTTGAACGCCTTTTTACGGTTGTACAACTTATTAGATGTTATCACTTTGGGTGAGTACAGTCTAGATTGTAGCAATTTGGCATAAGGATCACGCTTCCAGTTTCTACCTAATCCTGGTTTAAGTTGTTTGGGCATTTGAGATCTAGAAATTGCCATTATTTTGCATACCTGTCGGTTGATAAACCCGTGATAGGTTTATAGGAAGTTTTACCATTAGTTTGAATAGCCATTAAATATTCTTTGCGATTACTATTAATTTCTTTTTTGTAACTTACATGCACCCAACCTGAGTTGGGTTGTCCTGGTTCCCAATATTCGAGAATCAATTGATCAAACATCAAGTTCTCTTTGATCCAGTCACTAACGTCATTGTTGGGGGTGCCAAAGATTTCAAAATCAGCCGCTTCTCCTGAGCAGTGTTGACTCTTCTCGGAGCTACCTATCTTTACGGATAAAACTGCGTTCCGGTATCCCGAAGAAATGGTAACAATATGATTAAAATGGTCCCTAACGGGCTGTAGAACACGCTCACACAGCAATCTAAGGTTCTCTACCTCATCTTCACTGGGATTATTATCGAGGCCCATTCTAGTCGCTATTTGTGACTTGGTCATTTCAGCCAAGCTAAAATTCTTACTTAGTTTCATAGTAGGGCTACCCCTGAATAGCTTATGTAACTAATGCGTAAACTACAATAATAAAGATCACAACAGCCGCTGACACTTTTTTATTGGCTTTTATCCATGACCATGCTTTTTTAATGTTGTCCATTTTTTCTCCTAGTTTAATTACAATTGAGTTTATCTACATCAATTGGTTTACCATCGCTATAGAACCATACCCAAGAAGAAATTTTAGTTCCATCTTGTGTATAAGTGCATTTTTTGCCTAATGTTACTGTACACGCGCTTAATGCAAATAGTAATGCTAGTATTAAAAATAATTTATTCATATTTTTCCTTTTCTTTAGAAGCATTTATTTCATTTTCAAAGGTTAATGAGGATGCGGCTTCTTGTTTGTCCACCTGACAACATTCTCCAGATTTTTCTTTTTCTTTTGTATGTGTTTTACAACACTTTGTTTTATCTATTGACATGTTTCACATTCCCCTGCTTCATCAACAACTGTAACGCCACCAAAAACTTTTTCTTTGACAACACTCATGTTGTTTTTATCCTCTTTATTTTTACACTTACACATTTGGCACGGACATATTCCAAGCATATCAGAATGACCTACCACAGAACAATGGCATAGACAATTGCAACTTTCGCATCTGACCTCGGCCATGCTCCTCCTATATAATGTGATTGATTAATCGTAGAAAACAGTGACAAAACTTACTCCGCCAGTAATGGCGATATAAGGTCCCAATGGTTTGACACAACGAATACCCGGTTCGGGTATATCTGTTTGATATTCCCCAAGGACTGCTGCAGTATTAATAGTACATCTTAAGTCACCTGAAGCTCCACCATCTCGTAGAATAACTGTTCCAGCTGTTCCACTATGAGCCACATAAATACTTTTAATTCGAGCTGAATTTGTTGTAACTGCACCGCTTGCGGCTAGTTGCGTCGAACTTATTGTTGTAAATCCCATAATTCCTATCCTATTTTAATTAACCTGGGACGTCAAGGACGCCCCAGATTACTAAATATTAACCTAAATTAATGTTTTGTTGATACAGAACAGTAATTCTACACTCACCAGAACTTGTTGCATCTGAGTTAGACACATTCATTCTGACATCAGTAGTTCCAACATCTTCCCAAGCACCAGTTCCGCCAGCGTCAGTTGTTGGGTAGTGTCTACCCGCAGTCGTTCCAATTGTGTAAGTATTTACATATGCAACTGCTGATCCGCCAACAAGACCCACACTGATATCTGTTGTACCACTTGCTGCAGTGATAACATCAAAAACGATATCAATTAGTTGTGAATTTGCTGGAATGATCATAGATGTTGCTTCCGCTGTGATTACTCCGCCTGATAGATCAATAGCATGTGTTTGTGCCATTACAACTTGGCCCGTATTTTTCATATTCGTGCCAACTGTAGTACCAGTTGTGTTACTTATCGGTCCAGCTTTTACTGGTCCCGAAAATGTAGTTGTACCCATAATTATAATTCTCCTAGTTTGTGAATCTAGTCTCTAGGCCGTCGACTATACTCGTCTAGATTCATTAAATAATTGTATAGTGTTTCCATTATACATAAAAAAAGGGGCGATGTGAACACCGCCCCTTAATATGATTTTACTTAAAATCTACTTAAATTACGCCGCTCCTGGAGTTCCGAAGATTCCTCTAGGGTCAGACCATCCGAAGACGTATCTTTCTCTAGCTTTGAATCTCACGTTTCCAGTGTCGAAGTCGCCTTCGATAGCTGTCTTGATAGGCGATCTAACCCACGCATCTGTATCTACTAAGAAATGGTTCACATGATAACCTTGTGGAACCATTCCCATTTGAAAGATTGCATTGATATCGTTGTCAGCTGTTCCGACTCTTTGAGGAGATCTCATAATTCTTTCAGCAGTGAATTGTAATTCTTTTGGAATTATCATTCTTTGTGCTTGAAGAGCTATTTTTAATCCTCTTTCGTCGACAAACGCTGCAATGTCTATCAATCCTTGTTCAAGTGATGTTTCTGACAAATCAGCCGCTGTTGCCAGCGCATTAGACCACGTCGCACCAGTTGCTAGAGCGTGATTGGTTACGCATAAAAACGAACCGTCTCCTCCAGTACCTGATGTGAAAGCGTTGTTAAGAATCGTAGCACCTTTAACTTGTTTAGTATGTGCCATTGATCTTGCCAATGCTCTTGTGTATCTAGCCGCTAATCTATCGTACAGATTGTCTTCTATAGCTTCCTCAGTGATAGCAAAAGCGAGAGCAATTGTCTCGTTAGTGTATCTTGCTGTGTAAACTTCTTTTGCATCATCGAAAGTAACCATTGCACCTTCAGTTTTAGTAGCCGCAGCTCCAAAACCAGAAAGCATAACTTCTTCTTCGAACGCACGATCAGACGTTTCTGTAGCGAAAATTAACGCTGCTTCATTGTCGTATCTATTGTATTCCAGGCCGAATAGTGCATTCAAACCTGGCTCTAGTTCTTTGACTAGCTGTGCTCGTGATATTGCCATATTATGCTCCTATTCTATGCTAAGCCTGCCGTTCCAGTCTTATAGAAGTGGTTATTAATTCTAACTAACACGTCTACATTTACTACGCCTGCTTCATCATTACCTACATCTTGAGAGATGTCGATAGCTTGAAGAGCCACTGTAATTTGTATACCTGAATTAGAATAGTCTAACTGAACTTCTGAAGTACCGGTCACGGTATTACCCGAAACATTAGTTACTTGAAAATTTTTAAAAATATCAGCAACTGCAAATGCTCCATCAGAATCTATCTTGTAAACTTGATCCGGTGAATCAATAACGAATGCCATAATGTCACTCGCTACGA